AATGCGGGCGCGCTCATCGCGCGAACTCCCACGCCATGTAGCAGCCGAGCAGCGTGGCGAGGATCAGGCTCGCGGCGGCGAACCGGAACTGCTGCCGTCGGAAGAAAGCCACCAGCCGCTCCCCGAATGGCGGGCGGTAGGCGCTCGCGACCTCGTTCAGGTCCGGCTGGCCGAAAATCCTGCGAATGCGCTCAGGATCGAGCGGCGGGACGTTGGTGGGAGCGACGGCTGGCGCTTGAGGCACATCGGCGCCGACCGTCGCGTTGACGCCGCGGTGGAGTCGGGCTGCGGCGTGGGGAGGAATGTTGTGAGCCATGACGGCCGTGGTATGCGACTATCGCAAGGCCGTCAACACTTATTTTGCGTTTATCGCAAAGTTTTTAGAGCCTCCCCATGACCCGATGGATGGCTAGGCGCCCGCCCTGCTTGGCTATGCGGTTGAGCGGTACTTGGAAGGTCTGATCGGGATTGAACTGCCTGAGTTCGACGAAGGCGGCAGTCCGGCGAACAAAGCGCTTTATGAGCACTTCGGTCACGGCATCGGCCAAATCCAACTCGGCCCTCGGATCGACAAGCTGGACTATCACGTCATCGCCGGGGCGGACGTTCGCCTTCGGAGAAACGAACACCCTCTCGCCTGGCTCGAAGCGAGGGGCCATCGAATCGCCAACGATCTCTAAAGCGTAAGCGGCGTCATCACCCAAGAGGCTTTGCGGCCGGCTAACCCGATCGAGAATTTCGCCTAAACGCAACTCGGTCATCTCAATTTCTGCGTCTCCCCAGCCGCCGCCGAGCGCAGTACCTAACAACGGTACGGGCTTCACGTTCCCCGGCGCAGACAGGGCGTCCCGAATCTGGGCAGGGGTCAGCCCGGTTCCGCGGACCTCGGTCTTCACAAGAGGCTCGTCCTCGCTCAGCAATTCCATGAGCTTCATGACTTCGGCGCCCTGCCAGCGGCGGGCTTTGCCGTTCGTCGCGAGCGACTTCGACACCTTATCCTCGGAGATGCCGAGCCGAGCCGCGAGCTCACGGTTCGTCCAGTTCCGGTCCTTGAGAAGCTTCCTGACGAGATCGCTGTCCACGCCCTCTTGGACAACATGGGCGCGAATATCGCAAAGACGATTATCGCAAATTAGGGCTTGCGACGAACTTGCGATTGTCGCATACGGTAGCAATGCAAACATACGCGGATCAGGTCATCGATGCATTGGGCGGGACGACGAAGGTCGCCACCGACATCGAAGCACCGACCTCAACGGTGCATAGCTGGCGCAAGATCGGCATCCCGTCATCGCGGCTCGCGCATCTCCGGCTGCTCGCCAAAGAGCGCGGAATCGAACTTCCAGAGCCGCCCGAACAAGCGGCCCAGGCTGCGGCGTGAGTTTCACGGTCTACGGCATCCGCCTCAAGGGCGATCCGGAGGTCCGGTATGTAGGCCTGACCTACAAGCCGCTTCAGCGCCGGCTGAAAGAACATCTCCGTACGCCGTGTTGCCCCAACCTTTCGCCGTGGCTCCGCGAAAATCTCGACAGGATCGACGTCTTCGCCATCGCCTCCGTCGAGGATCGGGAACGAGCGAAGGCAACCGAGAAGATCATCATCTCGCTTTGTGCGCGTCTCAACCACAGGCTGTTTAACCGAACGCATGTGCCTCTTCATTTGAGGCTCGCTGCATGAAACTCGCGCCGTCACCCTGTTCGGCTGCGACAGGACGTCGGAGGCTAGCCAAAGTCTCCGGCGTCCGCCCTTTCCTCGGACCATAGCTCCGGTGCGCGCGGGGAACCTCTGCATCGCTTCCGCCGTCATCGGCGGCTTCGGCCTCGCCGCGTGGGCGCTGGTGGCGCGCGTCGGGCGCGATCTCGATGAGGCTTGGGGGTTTGGCGAGCCGTTCGTGGAAGGTCTGCAGGCCGACCTGAAAAGCGGCGGGGACGGCTCTATGGCCGACCTGCAGGGTCACGCATCTCCGGTCACGCATCGCACTCATGACGGCAAGGCGACTAGCCGATGAACGGCGCGACTTTCCTTGGCAAACCGCAATCGCAGGTGCTCGGCGACGTCGGGACGGCCCTCCTGCAGATCAAGAACGCGCGCGGTCTGACCCTTGAGGACATGGGCCGCGACATCGGCGTCAGCCGGGAGATGGTCGCGCAATATATCGCGGGCGAGGCCGAGATGGGCTTCACCAAATGGTTCAAGGCTCGCGACGCCTACGACGAGCTTGAAGACCTGATCGCCGAAAGCGCAGCCGAACGTGAGGCGAAAGCTCGCCAGCGCGCGCTCGATCTCGGGGGCGGCAAGTGACCGACCGCCAGCGCCTTCTCAAGATGCTCAAGGCGATCGCTCGGCGACCGAAGCCGCGTTCCATCGTCTGTTACGACCACGCTTGGGCGGGAATCCCGCGCATCACGATTTATGACCGGCCTCGCCGCCGGAAAGCTCGCCGGATCAAGGGGGAGTGGGCGGCCCTTTCGCGCCCGGTAATTCCGCCGCAGCCGCGCCAGCTGCAACTGCCGCTCGATCTTACACAGAGCGGGGCATAGCCGATGGAGCGCGGGGTCACACGCTGGAACGACCGCGAGGCGCGATGGGCGCGGGCTTACCGTGAGCGGAACTACCGCAGCACGTCGCCGCACAGGAACACGGCCTCAATCCCCGTCGATGTTCCCGACGATATCACCGTGCTCACCCGCGATCCGTCGCCCTGCTTCAAGTGCGGCGAGAAGGACGGCTGTCGGCATCGGCCGTGGATGCTCGAAAATGTCTAGGGCTGCCACATCGCGCCTCAAGGTCAATCCGCCGCTAGGCTCACCGCCGACCCTCGAATGGCGCGCAGTAAGCGAGTTGCTGATCGACCCGAGCTATCAGCGCGAGATCAGCACCGGGCCCAGCCAGACGCTCATTCGGCGCATCGCCATGTTTTGGGATTGGGGCCTTTGTCAGCCCTTGGCAGTGTCGCGCCGGCCGGACGGCAGGCTGACGATTGTCGACGGCCAGCATCGGGCATCGGCGGCGAAGGTCCGGGGGGACATTCCTCATCTTCCGTGCGTCATCACCAGCTACGCCAGCGCGGGCGATGAGGCGGCTGCGTTCGTGGCACTCAATCAGATGAGGCGCCCGCTGAACGCGCTCGACCTGTTCAAGGCGGCGATTGCGGCAGAGGACAACGAAGCGCTGCTGATCCTGGATTGCATGAAGCGGGCGGGTCTTTCGCTCGCTCCGCACTCGAATTTCACCTGCTGGAAGCCGGGCATGATCGCCAACGTCGGCGGTCTGAAGGAGTGCCTTCGCTCCAAGGGGCATCACGTTCTTCGCGATGCGCTCAAGGTGCTGGCCCGAGCATACGACGGTCAGATACTTCGCTACGCAGGGACGATCCTCCCCGGCCTCGCGCATATCGTCGCCAACGAGCGTGTGGGCTGCGACAGCCGCGAAATCATCCAAGGTCGCGAGCAATTCATGCCCGGCATGATCGACCTAGTCGCAGCGTCGACGCAGAAAGAATGGACCGCTCTCATTATCGCTCGCGCGCAGCCGCCCATCGGGCGCCGAGCCGCAGCGGCGCTGGTGTTCGAAGATGCGTGGTCCGAGTTCCTTGAAGCCTATTTCGAGGAAGACTTTGAGGACGCCGCCTGATGGTGGCCGCCCGCACTCTTCGCCGGTTCGAGACGTCGCACGGTCGCGGTCGCATGGGCCAGATCGTGCTCGGCCAGCTGGACCCGGCCTACCGTTACGGGCGGACGCTCTTTCCGAGCCGCGTGTTCGATCCCGACGAGGTTCAGCGCGTCCTCAAGGACGGCCAGCAGAGCCGCAAGATCGGCAAGTTCGTGACCAAGGGCAAGCTCAAGGGCTTCCCCATCTTCACGCTCACGCTTGAAGAGCGGGCGACCTGTCCTCGCAGCTGCAAGGCCTGGGCCTTCTGTTTCGGCAACAACATGCAGGCCGCCGAGCGGATCGTCGCCGGGGAAGCATTGGAAGCGCGGCTGTGGGAAGAGCTTGCCGAGCTTCAGCGGCTGCATCCGAGCGGCTTCCTCGTCCGGCTTCATGTCCTGGGCGACTTCTATTCGGAACGCTACGTCCAGTTGTGGCACGAAGCGATGGAGGCTTATCCGGCGCTCCACGTCTTCGGCTACAGCGCGCGCGAACCGTCCGGAAAAATCGGACAACTGCTCTGCGAGATGATCGCCGTCTGGCCGACGCGCTTCCACGTTCGGTTCAGCGGATGGAGCGGCCCGCGCAACGGAGCCGTGATCGTCAACAGCGCCGACCAGAGTGACCATCTCGTCTGTCCTGCTCAAACTGGAAAGACCGACTGCTGCGCCACCTGTGCCTTCTGCTGGCATAGCGACCGCACGATCGCGTTCCTCAAGCACTAATGCGCCGCTTCTTCAACCGCCCGCGCCCCGGCCGCACCGACGGACCCAAGGCGCTGCGTCGCGCACGCAAGTTGCTGCTGGAGGCGCGGCATCTGAACAACCTCACCGCCGAAAGCCTGGCGCGCGGCTGCGGCCTGCATGAGGCGACCGCGGCGAAGCTGATCGAGGAAGAGGCGCAGCGGAGGGCGGGGCGGTGAGCGCTGAGTGGACAACCGGCGAATGGGCCGAAGGTGTGGTCGAATGGACTGAGGGCGACACAGCCTTCATCTCGATCGTGTTCTCTTGGCATGTCGACGAAGCGCTTGCGCGGACATTTTGGTATCGCGCTGCTGGCTACAAGGTTCGCGTCGGCGGGCCGGGCGTTTTTACTGCAAAGCGAGCTGCAGAGTTTGCTGGATTAGCTCGCGTCGGCGGGTCGATCCCCGGTGTCCAGACGCGCCACAATCCAATGGCGACGAAGGCAAGCACCGGCTGCAGTAAGGATTGTTTCTTCTGCATCGTGCCGGCGATGGAAGGCCCAATTGAGCTCCTCCCTGACTTCGAGCCGCGGCCGGTTCTGACCGACAATAATCTTTCGGCGCTTCCGGCCGACTATCAGCAATACATTATCGCCCGCTACCGGGAGGCTGGCGTCCCGCTGCTCGATGCCAACAGCGGCTTTGAGCCAGAGACTTTCGATGAGGAAGTCTACGATCGGTGGGAACCCATTAATCAGGGGCCGTGGCGCTTTGGTCTCGACGAGACAGGAGAGACTGACGAGGTTGACCGCGTAATCCGCATGTTGAGGCGGCGGGGTGTCTCGGCCAAGCGCATCCGTCCTTACGTCATGATCGGGCACGAGCCCTTTGACGAGTGCATGGCGCGGCTCGCTAAGGTTTTTGAACTCGGAGCAGAGCCTTACTGCCAATACATCATCAAACTCAACGCTCGTCGCAAGGAACCGTGGGTTCAGCACGATTGGACGCGGCAGCGCCTCCTCGACGTTCAGCGATGGGTCAACGGCTACGCTTGGCGGAAAATGCCGTTCGCCGAATACCGCGCAAACGCGCGGACTCCGGACGAGCCTGATGAACGCCAGCGCGACTTTCTTTTCCCGGTGGCCGCATGACCTCCGAGCTCGCCATCCAGACGACCTTCCGCAGCAGGGCGCGCATCCTCTGCCCAGGCGTGAGCATCGTCGCGATCCCCAACGCGGGAAAGCGCACGCAATGGGCGGCGATGCAGGCGAAGCGCGAGGGACTGGCGACAGGTTTTCCTGACGTCCTCTGCTTCTGGAAGGGCAAGGGCATCGCCGCGATCGAGTTCAAGGCGAAGGATGGGCGCCTCAGCCTAGCGCAGACCGAATGGCTGGCGCGGCTTACCGACCTCGGCATCCCCTGCATCGTCAGCCGCGATCCCGATCATGCGCTGGAGTTTCTTCGCCAATGTGGGGCGCCTTTTCTTGGACGAATAGCCGCATGAACGCGCCTCCACCCGCCGGCGTATCGCGGCCAGAAGAAAAGCAGACGAGTCTCTATCGGCACTTCGCCGCTGACGGGTCGCTGCTTTACGTCGGAATCAGCCTTTCGTGGCCTGCCCGGACGCGCTCGCACTCACATTCTTCGACATGGTTTGAACAAGTCGTCCGGGTCGAGATCGAGCAATTCCTCAGCCGTGAAGCTGCGCTCGAAGCCGAGCGATCGGCGATCAAGAGCGAGCGGCCCAAGTTCAACGTCATCCACAACCGGCCCGAGAAGCCGGCGCGACCACGGCCGCCTCAATCGGACCTGGGCATAGTTTCTGAGGGCTCGCTCAGCCTTTTATCGTCGAAGGAGCGCCGCCGTTACCGCCAGCAGCTTATGGAGCGGAACCCCCTGCTTCAGAAGGTCAGGGGACCGCACGCGATCGTCGGACCCGCGCTGATTTACCGCGACAACCTCATCTCGGTCATGGTGGCGCACGGCCAGTTTGGCACTGAAGGAGAGCTGACCGAGCTGGTCCTTGGGCAATACATCCCCGACCTTCCCGAATGGACCGACAATTTCGCTTCGGTCCTCGTCTTACGCGGGATGGGCGAGCTTACGCTTGACGAGGCGCGGAGCCAGCGCCGCACCATCGTCGAGACGTTGCGCGCTCATTTGGAAATCGTGCAGGCGTTCGACACCGACATCGCGCTGGCAACGGCCTATGCGACGCAGTTCCCAAGCGACCAATCGCGGAGGCTCCTCGACCACGTTGCGAGCGAGCAGCGCCGATGAACGCCCCCGCACGTATCAGGCCCGCTCGCGCAAAATACGAGCCGATCGTCACGCATCACATGCCATTGTGCGAAGGTCAGGAGCTCGATCTCCGCTGTTCCATCCTGCAGATGCGCGACAATGCTACGTCCAGGCTCCGGCGCTGCAGTGAGGAGGCTTATGGCATCCTTCAGGATATTCAGCGGCTCGGCACGCAATATGCCTACGCCCGAATCCCGCTCGAGGAACTGAAAGAGCTACGCTACCGGCTGCTCCAGCTGACGCAGACGGCCAGCGGGCTCGAAATGTTCGCCTACCGCCTCGCTCATCCTGGGGGGACGGATGCGCGTGGCTGACAATGTAGCGACCTTCGACTGGCGCGACCGCGTCCAGCGCGGGAAGGGCGGCCCCGTCAAGAACCTCACCAACCTCATGCTCTACCTCAGGGGCATCGAAAAGCTCGGCCGCAGCCTGCGCTTCAACGAGTTGTCGAACCAGACCGAATGGAACGGGCGGCCGCTCGAAGAGCCCGACGTGATCGACATTCGCCTCATCATCGAGGCCGAGGGGTTCCAGCCGAACGACAGGGACATTCGCGGCGCCGTTGAGCGGGTCGCGCGCGAAAACGCCTACAACCCGATCGTTGATTATCTCAACGGCCTCAAGTGGGACGGCAAGAGCCGGCTCGAAGGCTGGATGACACGGCTTCTCGGCGCTCCCGACAGCACGTTCGTTCGCCTGGTCAGCCCCAAGGTGCTCATCAGCGCCGTCGCCCGCGCGATGCAGCCTGGTTGCAAGGTCGACACCGTGCTCGTCCTCGAAGGCGAGCAGGGCATCAAGAAATCGACCGCCATCGCCGCCCTCTTCGGCGAGGAATATACGGCCGAGTCCGTCAGCCTCTTCGACCAGCACAACAAGATGGTCATGGCGATGATGGGCGCCTGGGTCGTCGAGCTCGCCGAGTTCGTCGCCATCGCGCGTAGCCACCATGCTAGCGTCAAGGCACTCATCTCGATGCGCCGTGACCGGGTTGTCTTGCCTTACGCCCGCCTCGCCAGCCTCCACCCGCGGCGCTGCATCTTCTTCGGCACGATCAATCCGGAGGCGATCGGCTACCTGACAGACAGCACCGGCAACCGGCGCTACTGGCCGATCACCGTCACGAAGATCGACCTCGACGGCATTGCCATCCGCCGCGACCAGCTATGGGCCGAAGCGGTCCATCGTTACCGCGCCGGCGAACGCTGGTGGCTTGAACCCGACGAAGAGCGCGATGCCTCGACCGAGCAATCGGAGCGCGAGGAAGAGGACGCCTGGGTCGAACCGCTCGGCGACAAGATCCGCAGCGAGAACATCACCGAGCTCACCACCGATCGCGCGCTCAGCCTTCTCGCTATCCCGCACGAGCGCAAGGACAAGCGCGCTCAGATGCGCGCCGCGGCCGCGCTGAAGTCGCTCGGTTTCGAGCGCACGAAGGCCCGCGATCCCGCCGCCGGAATGAAGCCGAAATGGATTTGGAGGCGGCCGTGACCAACCGTTCCTACCCCCGCCGTTCCCACCTTTCGTGTTCCCACCTTTTTGCGTTAATCATTATGAACGAAACTGTACCTACCGCCGTGTTCCCACCCCTGTTCCATCCTAAAAACGCAGGTGGGAACGGAGGTGGGAACGCTACGAAATCCGCCATTTTCTCTTATTTGTTCCCTCCTTTTCCTAAAAAGAGAAAAAAGAGTGTGGGGGAATGTAGATATAAAAGTGTTTGGCGGCGCCCCGAGGTGGTTACAGGGGCCGAAAACGCTCGCGCCGCTGCCCTCCTTTACCCCTTCACTGACTGGCGCAGGACTGGCGGCGAATGATGCGGGGGTCGGACAGCGATTGGTTCATCCTGCGGACGGCCGGACGCTCCACCCTGCCGCTTGCAGCCAGCCTTGCTGAAGACGGCTTCGAGGTATGGACGCCGGCGAGGACGCAGCTGATCCGGGTGCCGCGGATGAACGTCCGGCGCGAGATCAGGCTTCCGCTGCTGCCGAGCTTCGTGTTCGCAAGGGCGCGCCATCTGTGCGACCTGCTCGAGCTCGCCAACATGCCGGACAAGCCAAGGCGAGCGCCGCGATCGAGCGAGCGCCATTCACAGCCGGCGCACCGGGACTTCAGCGTCTTTCACCACATCGACAAGATCCCGATGATCGACGACCGGCATCTGGAGCCATTGCGGACGAAGGAGCGGCAGGTCGTGCTGAAGAAGGATGCGCCAGGCTTCGAGCGCGGCGCCCAGGTACGCGTGAATAGAGGCGCATTCGAGGGTTTGAAGGGCAAGGTCGAGCGCTGCAAGCAGGGCTATGCGCTGGTCATCTTCACCGATTGGAAGAGGCCGGTGAAAATTCCGACTTTTCTTTTGTCCGAGATTGAGGCAATTAATGCGGCACGTCGCCTGATGAAGGCGGCATGAGGATGGTGGATAGCTTACGGACCGCAGAGTCCGCTCCTGCTCAAGGGCAGCAGCTCATATCCATCCGGCTACGTTGACCGGGTCACGCCGGGACAGCCCGAAGTATGCCCGAAAGAACCCCACGCCTAAGAGGCGATGCCGGTGTTAAGCAGCGCAGGCGCAGGCTCCAACGCACCAAAGGATTATGTGAACGTTGCTCAGGGCTCGGAAGATGGAAGGGCAAGGGGCTCGGCCGAGTGAGCGCGGCCAAGGTGGTCAATCACATCATCCCCTTGGTGCATGGCGGCAGCGACGAGGACGACAACACCGAAAACCTCTGCGCTCCTTGCGACAAGTTCGTCACCGCCGAGCAGTTCGGGTTCAAGCAGAAGCCAACGATAGGCAGGGACGGCTGGCCTATATGAGCCTAGCTAATCAACGCTAATCAGGGGTAATCAGCGCGCTGCCATGAGCATTCTCTATTGCGGGCAGTGGGTATTATCCAAGCCGATGATTGGCAAACTAAGAGCGACCGGCGAATGCACCAAATGCAAACGGCGCTCCCTCGCTGCTGGATGGCACAACATCAAGACGAATGAGTTCCGCTGTCGCCGATGCTTCGACGCTGAAGCTGAGCACTACAGCGAGAAGGCTTGGGCTCACCACGATCCCGCATAGACCGGGGGGGGTAGTCGGAAATTTTTCCGCGCGCAGCCGCGACACCGCGCCCCAAGCTCGCAAAACATAAACCGTAACCGCCGCGCGTGCGCGCGCAACTTCGCCGAAAGGAATGGGTGACATGGGCGAGAGAGGTCGCAAGTCGACCGCTTCGCTGTCCGTTATCGGTGGCGGTGCGGTTGGACGCCGGCCTGATCCGCCGGAAGATTTGACCGAGCTTGAGGCGGCGGTGTGGGTCACGACAGTGGTGCATGAGCCAGCCGACTTCTTCGGGACATCGGCACTTCAGCAGTTGTTGAAGGACTATTGCCGGCACGTCGTTGCGGCCGAGCGGCTGTCGACGGTGATCGAGAAGCACATGAGCGTCGAGGATTCCGATGTCTCTCTTCGCGATCTCGATCTCTACCTCCGGATGCGCGATCGCGAGACGAGGGCGGTGGCGGACAGCGCGACGAAGCTGAGGCTGACCAACCAAAGCCGCTACACGCCGAAGGCCGCGGGGACGGCGGGGCGCCACAATTCGAAGAGCAAGCCGTGGCACGGATAACGCGCGGCGAGCGGAACATCCGATGGATCGAGACCTACTGCCGCATTCCAGAAGGGAAGGACGTTGGTCAGCCGGTCAGGCTGCGGCCCTGGCAGAAGCGCGAACTCAAGAAGATTTACGACAACCCGCATGGCACTCGTCGCGCCATCATCAGCTTCGGCCGGAAGAACGCGAAGACGACGCTGGCCTGCTTCCTGTTGCTGCTCCACCTGTGCGGACCTGAAGCGCGGGTCAATTCGCAGCTGAACAGCGCGGCGCAGTCGAAGGAGCAGGCCGCGATCCTGTTCAAGCTGGCCGCGAAGGTGATCCGGCTTTCGACCGACCTCGATGGCGTCGTCACCATCAGGGATACGATCAAGGAGCTTTTCTGTCCCGAGCTCGGGACGCTCTACAAGGCGCTATCGGCCGAGGTCTCGACTGCCTACGGGCTTTCGCCGGTTTTCATTGTCCACGACGAACTCGGCCAGGTGAAGGGGCCACGTTCGGAGCTTTACGATGCGCTGGAGACGGCGGTCGGCGCCCATGAGAATCCGCTGTCGATCGTGATCTCGACGCAGGCGCCGACGGATGCCGACTTGCTTTCAGTCCTGATCGACGATGCGAAGGCCGGCCGGGATCCGCGGGTGGTGCTGTCGCTCTATTCCGCCGATCCAGACTTAGACCCGTTCGACGAGAAGACGATCAGGCAGGCTAACCCGGCGTTCGGCGACTTCCTCAACGCCGCCGAAGTGTTGGCGATGGCCGAGGACGCCCGCCGGATGCCGTCGCGGGAGCCGGAATTCAGGAACCTGATCCTGAACCAGCGGGTCGAGATGAACTCGCCGTTCATCAGCCGCTCGGTGTGGCAGCAATGCGGCGGCGAGGTCACTGACGATTGGGGCCGCGCCGAGGTTTATTCGGGGCTGGATCTGTCGTCGACGAACGACCTGACCGCGCATGTGCCGATCGCGTGGATCGACGATGCCTGGGAGACGAAGCCGGTCTTCTGGCTTCCCGGCGAAAACCTGCGCGAGAAGGCGCGGGCCGATCGAGTGCCGTATGACGTTTGGGCGGCGGACGGTCAGCTGCGGACCACTCCCGGCCGCGCAGTCGAATATGAGTTCGTCGCCAAGCAGCTGTTCGAATTCGATCAGACACACAACTGGAAGAAGTGCGCGTTCGACCGTTGGGCGTTCAAGCATTTGCGGCCGTGGCTGGTGAAGGCCGGCTTCACCGAGGCGCGGATCGACGAGCTGTTCGTCGAGTTCGGCCAGGGCTTCCAGTCGATGAGCCCGGCGCTCCGCGATACCGAAGCGGCGCTGCTTGAGCGCAAGGTCAGGCACGGCAACCATCCCGTCCTGACCATGTGCGCGGCAAACGCGGTGGTTACGACCGATCCGGCTGGCGGGCGGAAGCTCAACAAGGCCAAAGCGGCTGGTCGCATCGACGGCATGGTCGCGCTTTGCATGGCGTTCGGCGTGGCACCGAATGAAGCCGAAGCGCCGACTTACGAACTGCTGGTCATTTAGAGGAGGCGAGCGATGCAAAATCGCGCCTATTCGAAGCTCGAAATCAAGGCGGTGGACGAAAGCCGGCGGGTCATCACTGGCGTCGCAACCACGCCGAGCGTCGATCGCGTGGGCGACATCATTGATCCCTTGGGCGTCGAGTTCGACAATCCTTTGCCGTTCCTATGGATGCACGACCACGAAATGCCGGTCGGCGAGTGCCGCTTTTCCAAGCCGACGAAGGCCGGCATCGCGTTCGAAGCCGAGTTCGTCCACCCCGATACGGTCGAATCGCCTACGCTCAAGGATCGGCTGCAGCTCGCCTGGGACTCGGTGAAGACCGGGCTCGTGCGCGCGGTCAGCGTGGGCTTCCGGCCGCTCGAATGGGCATTCATCGACGGCGGCGGAATCCGCTACGACAAGAGCGAGGTCTATGAGCTGAGCGGCGTGGTCGTTCCGGCCAACGCCGAAGCGCTAATCTCCGGTGTCAAGAGCCTCTATGGCGCCACCGACATCGACATCGTGAAAGCCGTCGACGCCGAAGCCCGGCGCGAAAACGGCGTTCCCGATCCCGAAATTCCAGAAGCCCCAAAGGACGCTGCCGCGATCGGCAAGGGCGTCCGCGTGGTGAAGCTGGATGCACCTGCCCGCGACCGGGCTCCTTTCGTCATCAACAAAATCCACACGCCCCGACGGGCTAACGGAGGGTAGTCATGAGCTACGCGGAAAAAATCACGGCCTACGAGGCCAAGCGCGTCGCGCTCCAGGATGGTCTGAAGGCCATCATGGACGAGGCCGACGAGAAGGGCGAAACGCTCGATGCCGAGCAGGACGAGAAGTTCAAGGATCTCGAAGAGCAGGTGAAGGCGATCGACGTCCAGCTGGAGCGCTATCGCACGCTCGAGCAGCTCGAGGCCAAGGGCGCCAAGCCGGCGCAGGGCGCGACCTCGGACGAAGGCAGCGGAAGCCGCGGCGGAACGGTTGTCGTCAAGACGCAGCCGAAGCTCGCTCCAGGCATCGAGTTCGCCCGGCTCGTGAAGTCGCTCGGCATGGCCGAGGGCAACATGGCTCAGGCCTGCACGATTGCCGTCAATCGCTACGGCGAGGACAGCAACGCTGCCGGCACGCTCAAGGCTCTCGCCGACCGCGGACAGCGCAAGCTGAGCTTCAGCGGCGTCAACAAGAACAACGTAGTCGCCGGCTCGACACTTTCCGGCAGCTGGACCGAAGACCTGGTGCTCGACGAGGGCGGCGCGTTCGCCGACTTCGCTGAGTTCCTGCGGCCGGCGACGATCGTCGGGCGCATCGAAGGCCTGCGGCAGGTTCCGTTCCGGACGGCGCTCGGTAGCGTCACCAACGGCGGAACCGGCTACTGGGTCGGCGAAGGACAGCCGAAGCCGCTGACCAGCTTCGACTTTGCGAAGACGCATCTCGAGCCGCTGAAGTGCGCCAACATCGCGGTGCTGACCGAGGAGCTGCTGATGAGCAGCGCGGCCTCGGCGGAAACGCTGGTGCGCGACGAGCTCCGGAATGCGCTGGTCGAGCTGATCGACGTTGCGTTCATCGATCCGACCAACGGCGGCAGCGCCAACGTGAAGCCGGCCTCCATTGCCAACGGCGCGGTTTCGATCGCGGCCAGCGGCACTGGCGACGCCGACGACATCAGGCTCGACATCCGCAACCTGCTCCAGGTGTTCGTGAACAACAACATGGAAGGCACCGCTCCGGTGCTCGTCATGCGGACTGGCACGGCCCTAGGCGCGTCGTTCATGGTCAACGCACTCGGCCAGGCGGAATTCCCGAATATCTCGATGGATGGCGGGAACATCCAGAGCATCCGCGTCGTCACGTCGCAGAACGTGCCGGCCGGCGTGGTCGTGGCCCTCCAGCCGTCGGAGATTTACTTCGCCGACGAGGGCGGGTTCCAGATCGACGTCAGCCGCGAAGCCTCGCTGCAGATGCTCGACAATCCGACGAACGACACGGTGACGCCGACTGCGACGCAGATGGTCTCGCTGTGGCAGACGAACTCCGTCGGCTTCCGCTGCGAGCGCATCCTGAACTGGGCGCGGCGTCGGGCCAATGCGGCGGTCGTTCTGACCGGCGCGGCTTGGGGAGGCGCGACCAACACCTAAAGCTGACAGCCCCCGGTCAGCAGGGGCGGCTTCATTCTCCCGAGGCCGCCCCATTTTTCGAAGGAGCGACGGCATGGCGACGAAGCGGTTCTACGCGACGGGCGCGTTCAGGTATGGCACGCGGATGCTCACGGCTGGCGAACCAGTCGACATGGATGCACCGACAGCGCGGCTCTATACGGCACTGAACAAAATTAGCGACGAACCACCCGCAGGCGCGCGGCCGACAAGGCCGCCAGCTGCGAGGGCCACCACCGCCCCGCGCAAGCCCGTAACCCGCAAGAGGACGCGCAAGGCGAAGTGACTGGCTCACTCGCCTTTCGCAAGAACGAGGACGCGATCCGCGCCGGCGACGTGCCGGAGAAATATCTGCGGCTGCTCCCGTTCATCAAGGGCGACCGAATCCTCGAAATCGGCTCGGCCGAGGGAGTGCTTGCGCTCCTGCTGGCGCGCCAGGGCAAGCGCGTGACCGCGATCGAGCGGAGCGCCGAGCGCCACGACACGGCGCAACAGCTCTTCGGCGAATGGCTCAGCCGCGAAAAGCAATTCATCGCGCCGACGTTCATCAACGGCGACATTGCCGATAATCTCTACGCGCTGCATGACAAGGACACGCTGGTTGCGGTGCGGACGATCTATTACCTCGGCGAGCGTCTGGACGCGGTGTTCGCCGACGTCGCCAAGTTCATTCCGACCGTCGTCCTCTGCGGCAACCGCAACCGGGCCGAGAGATGGCGCAAGGGCATCCCCGACGAGCCGCTCGGC